ACATCTGTTTGTAACTCTAACTCATCCTCAATCCAGTGGATACGCTCATGCTCTGTGGCATACGTAACAGCCCAAGGGTAGTTGAATGGTTTATAACTTTTGCTCTGTTCCTGCAAGCTCATATAGTTGTCTCTCCAGTGTGTCCAGTTTATTGGACAAGTCTATGATTGTGTCGTATGCGTCATTTAATAATTGTTTATTGAAAGGGTCTATGTCTTTGACCAGTTCAATTCTCTCTAGTATATTGGTTTGCATAGTCCCCTATCCCTGACAACTCACACAGACATCATCGTCTTCAAAGTCTTTCAACGCATTACGGTCCACTTTAGTCCCAACCTTCTCCGCTGTAACACCTGCAGTCGTGCGTAAATAATATAATCCTTTAAGCCCTTCCTTCCACGCCTTGAGGTGTACTTGATTGACAATAGCCTTGTCAGTACCCGATGGAAAGAACACGTTAACACTCTGCCCTTGACATATAAACTCTTGTCTTTTAGCTGAGTGTTCGACAACCCACCCCTGATCGAGTTCAAATGCTGTCTTAAATGTAGCCTTCTCGTCGTCGGATAGGAACTCCAAGTGCTGTACAGAGCCTTCATTCTCAAGAATACTTTGCCATATCTTCTTGGTGTTCTTTCCTTTGTCATCTAAAAGTTCCTCCAAGTACGGATTGCGAACAGTATGACTCCCGGCACGAGTACGATGGACAAAGCAGTTGCTAAGACGTGGTTCAATGCTAGCAGAGCACCCACATAGGATACTAGAATTAGCGTTAGGAGCAATAGCCAACAGATGCATATTTCTAATACCATAACCCACCCCATCAGGACACTCACCACGTCCCACAGCGAGCGAGTACGTGGCCTCAAGTGCTTGGGATTTGATGTCCTTGAAGAGGTTGTAGTTTTCACTCGCCGCTTGCCATGACTCCCAAGCTATGCCTTTGCCTTGGAGGTAGCCGTGGAAGCCCATTGCTCCAAGACCGACTGAGCGTTCTCTGTAAGCTGAGTAGACAGCTTTTGATAGTTCTTCTGGTGCGTTGTCAATAAAGAATTGAAGGACGTTGTCCAAGAATCTGATAAGGTCTCCAACCATGCCGCTTGATTTCCAGTCATCGTATCGCTCAAGGTTGACTGAGGAGAGGCAACAGACTGCTGTGCGTTCTTCACTTGTTGCGAGATGGATTTCGTTGCAGAGGTTACTGCCATTAATTGACAGTCCAAGTTTTCTTTGAGCTTCCGGTAAACCTCTTCTGGCTGTGTCGATAAAGTTAAGGTAAGGACTGCCAGTTCTGAAGCGAGCTTCAAGTATTCGTTGCCAAAGTTTACGAGCTTGGATTGTATCTCTAACAATTCCTGTGTTGGGATCAACAAGGTTCCATTCTGTTCCATTGATTACACACTCCATAAAATCATCTGTGATATTCACAGCATTAAAAAGATTAAAACATTTGCGGTTGATGTCACCACCAGTCGCTACTTTAAAGTTGATGAACTCCTCGATATCAGGATGGCTTACGTCTAGGTACGCCGCGTAGCTTCCCTTCCGTGTCTTCCCCTGTTTGTACGCTGTCATCTGTGCGTCCACTACTTTCATGAACGGTATCGGTCCCGGTGCTTTGTCGGAGATCCCTCTCACGTCTGACCAATGCCCACCCACACCTCCGCCCTTTACGGAAAGCCATGCTACTTCACCATTGTGTTCAATAAGGCTGTCAAGAGAGTCAGCCACATAAGTAAGGAAGCAACTAATAGGCAAGCCACTAATCCTTCCGTTCGGTTCTGGGGCATTAGATAAGACAGGCGACGCAAACATGAACCAACCCTTTGAGGCATAGTCATAAATACGTTGTGCCAAATCCAGATCCCCATCGCAGTAAGCCACTGCCGCGCGAGCAAACGCCTGCTGAGGAGACTGCTCATGAGCAAGCATATAGTAATCTTGCATGAGCGTAGTCGCTTGGTCACTGAGGCGAAAGTCTCTTTCATAGTCAATCGTTATCCCAAGGTGTTGAGTCATCGAAATCATTCTCCAGTGTATCTTGTTTTTGTTCAATCAGGTCAGAGAACCTGTCAACCAAATCTTCAGAGGTGAGTTCTAATGTTTCCATCAGAGTCACCTCATCCAACTGCTTGAGTTTATCTTTAATATCTTCAAGCGTAAGCATCTATTTTACCACACTTCTATGAGTTTGTCAAGGTAATGTTTGCACTTTTGCAAGTCTAACACGCCGCCTTTATCCTGAAAGCGAGCAATGTATTTGATCACATTACCAATTAGGAAACCTTTGAACTGCTCTTCAGTCATCCATTCCTGCATAGCATCCCAAGGCTGTACCTTCTTGTCGGTGTAGTGTGTGCCACCAAGCTGATAGTTCCTAGCCATCTCATTTAAGTCAGGCATAACGCTCCCTCAAATAATTGATAGACACTGGCATCTCATCGAACGTACCTTCCATTACCTCATGTAACATCCAGATACCAGACCATGATCCATTAGTCTGCGGGTTCAGATACTCTTCATCATGTTGATAATAGATACCTGCAAACAGACCAGTGATTCGTTTACCATCAGCGCGTCGAGCGTAAGAGATACTACGATCCTGTACGTGACCCATCACACATGACATATGTTGCTTATTGATTAGTGCATTAGAAGAACTTACTGGTCTTCCCATAACACCACTAACAAAATAATGGCTGTAACAGACACCATCAATAACCACAGGTTGTAAGAAATCATACACTTCCCATCCCATCTCTGTCAAGTACAGATCATCAAAGGACATGAGACCTTCTAGCTTAGGGTCTGCATTGATAGCGCGAGCAATACGATACTCATGGTTACCTAATGTAAATACTAAGCGAGGGTTCCACTGCTTGTCTTTGTTACGCTTGAGTCTATCTTGTTCCTTACGAATAGGATCAAGGAACTCTTGCATTGCCTCGACACCTGCATTGATGTCATTGATGTATCGCCTACCTTCAAACGATTTCTTACCGACATCATAGGTAGATAGACTAGGCATATCAAAATGATCACCGATGTGTACGATTACATCAGGCTTCTTCTCTACGGCATATTCTCCTGCCCAACGCAGATGGCTAGTCGGATGATCCGGCTTCACTTGCGTGTCAGGTATGACCATATGTTTCATATCAGTCTCCTGTGGTTAACTTGGTTAACCTCAACAATTCAAAAAAGTGTTCGGCATCTAAGACTGCGAGAGGTCTTCGTCTGTTTTCTTTAACGATGACAAGTGGCTGTGCATCACCTCGATTGTTGCACTGGTCAACAAAACGATAGACTCCAACTCTCGCAAGGCTTTTGCATTCGACATCATACGTGAAAGACTTGCGAGCCAGAGGGCTAAGTTGAACATCACTGCCACTAACACCCATACTGGTTGATCTAACATCATCACTCTCCAGATGCGGGAACGTCTGTAGTATCTGTTCCGCTGTCCATTGTTGTAGTTTCCTTCCCTTTGCTTTCGCGCTCTGTGTCTTCACTTGGCGGCTCCCATTGCTCTCCTTGTTGACGCTGAAGGTACAGTAGTTTTCCATTCTCTACTGCACGTTCAACACTACCTAATTGCTCAACGCAAGTATCAAACATTTCTTTTTCACTCAGTCCATTGAGTAACTTGTAAGCCTTCTTAGGCCCAATACCTTTGACACCCATGATGTTATCAATGCGGTCTCCAACAAGGAACTGCATATAGAAGTTGAGTAATCCCTGCTCATGCGTGATGTAGTACCTGTCTTTCTTAACAAAGTTGTAGTGCCATCCCTGCACCTGATCAAAGTCTTTGTCAAGAGAAACAATGATAGAGTCGTCACCATGTGAGGTTGCCGCAATAGCGATCTCATCATCAGCTTCACACCCATCAGATACTACACCATTCCATGATAGCTCAAGGTACTCACGCAACAGTGCATGATGCGTAGGCTTTTCACCTTTGCGGTTTCCCTTGTATGGGGCGGTGACTGCAACATCAAATCGGAAGTTGGTCTTACCAGTTAGGTAAGTCTGCCAGTCTGATACGTTTATCTCAAACATCAACATCTCCTCCAAGAAGGAGGCCATCGTCCTGATAGCCACACTCTCAGATTCTTCGTTGGTTGCAAACCCAATGCGGTAGCAAAGGATGTCACCGTCAATCAGCGCAATCACAGGGTGTCTTCTTCTACCGTCACGTCTGCCTTAGTTTCTTCAGGCACATACTGATTCAACTCAGTGACCATGAGCTTGACGATACCAAGAGAGATACCAGTCTGTCCTGTTGGAGACTTCCAAGAGTAAGGCTTCGCCATGATAGTCGCACGCGAACCATTACCAACAAGGACGTTACGGCTGATAGCTTCACCGTTCTTGTCGTATGGAGTGATCTCATACTTAGACTTGCAGGTTACAAAGAACCCACGCTCATCGTCTTTCGACTTGATCTGCACACCAGTCGTCTCGATCTGATCGATCTGATCTGTTGACAGGTTAGCCAAGTCTACCTGAAACTTTTGTGACAACTTGTTGACCTCGAAAAGGTTAGGCCAGAACAGTTCGACGTTGTCTAGTTTAATTAAGTTACTCATACTTTTCTCCTACGGAAGTGAGTCTATATATTATAGCACACAAATTAATGTGTGTCAAACCAAGTCTTACCAATTTTAGACTCGGCATCTACTGGGCATCGAAAGCCCAAGGTAAGCCCTGCTTGTGAGGCAGAGTCGCACATGATCTGTGCAACCTCTTCACCATACTTCTCCTCTGTTTCAATTTGAATTTCATCGTGTACAAATGCAACCTGTCGCACAGGTAAGCAAAGTCGCTTAAACTTTTGGTGTGCTTCAATACACCACTGCTTTGCAATGATAGCCCCACAACCTTGAAGGAGGCTGTTGAGTGCGGCGTGCTCAGATCTAACAATGATCCTTCTACCATCCAACCCCGGTACGTACCCTTTGCTCGCCACTTTCTTAACTTTTTCCATAAGTCTTGATAACGCAGGGGTGTTAGCATAAAAGCGCGACAAGACCTCTTGCCCCTGACGCGCACCTCCCCCGACAATACTACCAATCTTTGCGGGTCCCGCGCCGTAAAGGGTTGCATAGATGAGAGTCTTAGCCTGCGGTCTCGTAATGCCTGCGGCATCTGCGTTCTTCTGATGGATATCTCCATTCAATAACTCCTCTGTCCACTCATCATCCTGCATATAATGGGCAAGACATCTCAACTCGATCCCGCTTAAGTCCGTGCCGCATAAGACATGACCATCATCAACAGTCCACAGACCACGACACTCAGGTCCATACTCACTGTTGACACTGGGGATTTGTCCCATGTTTGGTTTTTGGTGGGTCATACGTCCAGTAACAGCACCATTAGTAATCACCCTACCATGTACCCTGCCGTCATCCTTGAGGTTATCAATCCATGACTCAAGCAAACCGACACGCTTCTGTATCATCAGGTACTCAGCGATCAACTGCGCTTCAGGCAGATCAATAGCCTTGAGTGTACCCTCATCAACTATGATAGTACCTTTCTCAGTCTTCTTAGAAAACTTAACACCACGCTCCTGAAGACGCTGTGCGATCTGTTGTCTTGACCCCACATTGAATACGGTAACCCCATCTTTGAGACGCTTGCCTGTCTTCTCTGACCAACGCTCTTCCACAATCGGAGGAAATATATTTTGCAAGTGATCAGTAATATAAGCCATTCGATCTTTAAGTTGAGCCAACAAAGTGATAGCTTCTTTCTCGTTGAGTTTGAATCCATTGTCCTCTTGCCTCTTCATAATAAAAGCGATGCTGTGTTCCAGATCAATAGACACACTGTAGTCTTCTAGTTCTTTGCACAATTGTTTGTACAACTTGACTGTTAAGTTCACGTCTTGAGAACAATACTCAACCATCTGTTCAGTAAGACCGCCATTGAAATCAGTGAAGTCCTGTTTGTAATCACCAAGACGTTCGCCCCATGCACGTAGACTATGGCCACCCTCCAGTTGTGGATTCCATAGCCTTGACATGACCAGAGTATCACGAACTTTGGAGAGGGGAATCTTTACTCCCCAAATCCGTGACAACACTGGCCCGTCAAACCCAATGATGTTGTGACCTACTACTACATCAGCCTTGTCCACTAGCTCTTGGACTTTCTGTGCGTTTGTGTATACAGATGTATAACTGTCGTAGTTACATCCACAGCACCAGATTCTGTCGTGCGTTAGGTTGGTCTCAATGTCGAGTACCAATACCTTCATCATAACTCCTCATCTTTTACCTCAGTCATTCTACCTGTTGCGTGAGTATAAAGCAAGCTACAAGCAGGACCAGTGATACCACAGAAACGATTCTTCAGTACCCGCACGCGAGTGGTATTACGCTCAGTGATATCCTCAGCCTGACCGTTACGCTCCAGACCAATCACCATGTCAGATAGCTGTGCGATAGAACCAGAGCCACGCAACTGTGCCAGTGATGTAGCTGTCCCTTCCTCATGTCCCTTACCTTCAGGACGCTTGAGGTGTGAGACACAGATAAGACATATACCTGTCTCTTGCACCAACATCCGGAGCTTGGTCATGATCTCATCTATCGCTTTACGTTCGTCACCACTGGCTTGAGCAGACACCACGATACTAATATGATCGAGAAATATATAACTACACCCCAATCCTTTAGCAAGATATCGGACACGATTAATAATGTTATCGACGCTAGTGCTACCGAAATGGTCAAAGAGATATATGCGATCAGTCCCAAGAGTTTTGCTAAAAGCATCACGCTTCTCCTCTTCAGTGGCATCTGAGTCTGGTAGATGCAGTGGTTGATTTGCCGCAAGCGACATGATAGACAGCGCAGACTTCCGCACTGACTCCTCTAAGAACATCAGACCTACGTTGTCCTCTGTCTTATTCAAGATGTGCCATACAATCTCTCGCACAAACTGTGACTTACCTAGTCCAGATCCTGCAGTGATAGTCACTAGCTCACCCTTACGTACACCATAGGTTAACTTGGTTAACCCTGCGAATGGGTAATCACAGTCCGATGGGGCAACAGGTTTCATTACCTCCTCAAGCAGAGTACCACCCGCAACAATACCATCAGGTACGTGCTGTTCAGAAGACCACCACTTGTCAGTGAACTCCTTCATCTTCTTGTTCTGAAGATAGTCGCACGCATCCTTCATACCATCGAGGTGCATAAAGACTTTGGCTTTACTACCAAAGATCTCTGCCGCCTGTGATGCCGCACGCTTGCCTGCATCGTCACCGTCAAAGCAGATCACGACGTTGTCAAAGGAATCTAACCACTCATACTGAGCGCGGATGTCTTTGGCGGCAGAGGCCGCACCGTTCCGTACCGAAACCACCGGATACTTAGACCCTAGCATTTGGTATGCCGCCATCGCATCGAACTCTCCCTCAACAATGGTGACGTACTTACCACCCTTGCTGAATAGATTCTGTCCGTACAGCACAGCACTCTTCCAGTCACCTGCGATTGAGAACTGCTTGTCCTCTGCACGTTCCTTCTGTGCCACGAGTTGACCACTCGCATTACAGTAGCCAAAGAATGTAGTGCCGTCAGCGACAGAGCACTTGTATGCCTTGGCGGTATCGCTACTGATACCACGGTCAATAATTGTACGATACCCTGCGTCTTGGAACTTAGACAGTTGAGTATCAGTCAGTTGTTTAGCTTCCACCTGTACCTCCCTATGGGTTGGTGTGTAATCGTCGCTCTGTGAGCCTGTGTATGCCTCGCAGACAAAGCAAAAGGATGAACCGTCATCGTTGTATGACAGCCCATCGCTTGAGCCACAGTCACTGCATGGTTGGTGCGTCTTGACAAATGGCACGCTCATTCTCCTTGTAGAAATCTGCCATCAATGATAGCGCATATGACTCCTTGTTGTCAGCGCAGTAGTCTGCAAGAGAAGTCAGCACTCGATGTAATCCATAACGATAAATCAAATCGCAAGTGTCAACAAGAACTTGATGTTGAATCATCTCTTCCATCGCAAGAGTAAAATCGTCAACAGGAATATTTAAATCTTTATACACTTCAGCACTCCTAAGTAGATGTAAGAGATAACTAAGATAATAATTATCTCTTGCATATGTCTTTAAAGTAATATTATATCACGAATCAGGACGAAAGTCTGCTTGAAAAAGATCATCATCATCTTCATGCATTAGATCCATTCGCTCGACAGCCTTTACCTCATCCTTAACAAAGGTATAACAATGATTGCATAAGTCTATGAATTCATTGGTCTCAGCACTCTTGCGTGTGGACTCAAAGTCTGTCAGTTCTACGTTACACGATAGGCATCTCACAACTGTGCGCTCCTTATTAAGTACAGTAAGATGACTAGTATAACACACCCGAATAAAAATCTCAAACGTGACTCCACGCCCCATCACGGGCATTGACAATTTCCCACACACGTTGCTTGCTGATGCCAAACTTCTCACCGATAGCCCGCTGAGATAGGCTGTCAAGTTTTTCTTTGGCGCGTATGCGCTCTTGATTCAACTCAAGAATCAATCGAACATCGCTCTCATCAATCTTTGCGTTGTGATGCTTCGATCCGCGTGGTGCATAAGGACGATCTGTATCATAATTAGCCATTGTGTTCTACCTTGTATATACAAAAAAAATACGAGGTTAACTTGGTTAACCCCGCGAGTGTTATTCGTAACTTACCTCTTCCATTTTCATTGATGGTCCTTCATCCACAACATAACGCCAGATCTCTCTGTCTGTTCCACACATCCACTTGACTTCCTCGATGAACCCTTGTGGCAAACTCTGGCTGTAGTCTTCCAACTCAACAGACTGCAAGTGCCATGAGTCAGGGATATCATAACCCTTCTCAAACTTCCACACGACATTGAGACAGAACTCATTGTCCTCTGGGTCATACCACCAATGAGTACCGTAATACTCATGACCATCTTTGTATAAGCTAGTTGACATACATCACCCCATACATTCTACCTACTTCATCACGGGTCATAAACTTGTGGTCAATGTCCGCAACATCCTCTGCATCAAGCCATGCATCCTTGGAGTTACCTCCCGCATCAATACCAAGGAACAACACACGACCTGCATACGGATCAGGGTATATATCAGGGGCATACCAGAACTCAGACTCCTCATGTAACCCATTGTCATTGACATAGATTGCATCACCGCCCTCATCATAACCACCACTGCAGAAGATATCACACTGCAAATGCTTACTGATATCTGTGTAGTCATTCACTTCTACATTCTCAATCGTCTTGAGATATGGATCTACTAATACTGCTTTCATTACTTCACCTCTGCTATCAAACCGTCACTCATTGTGACCTGTGCAAAAAACTCACGACCTTTGTTAGTCGTAAGCTGTGGTCTGTTAGAGCCTGTCAACACACCATTAGGTCTGTACTCTGGACCAAAGTAGGATGTCTCAGTGTAGTTAAGACGCTGACCAATATGCTCACGCATTTCTTTCTTGCTACTGTAATTGAATATCATCATGGTTATGTACCTATATGTCATACACTTTTAAAGACAAGCAGTTTTACATCATGCTCAGGATGGGAGGATTAACCGATCAGCGCGGCAACGTGCATCTGAGATACTTCATTGCCATCTGCAAAACGCCCACGGTTACATGGCTTGTAAACTAATTGCTCACACCATGAGTCCCACAGTTTCTCTGTACTACGATTGACCTTGCACAGGCTGACGTAGTTCATCAGCTTAGCAAACTTAGTCTGCGGCTTGGTGATGTCAGAGAATGTAAAGTCTTTGGGATCTACCTTGCGGAATCGTCGCAAGTTATGCACATCAAAACAACCAACACGACCGAACATCATCTGCATGACAAAGCCTGCCTTGACAGCGCGGAGTCCAGGCACTTCGACAAGACGCAACAACATCGCCGCATCTTTCTGATCCTGAGTACCACCAAACTCTTTCTTCGGTGACATCCACAACTGCATGAGATCATCATACAATTCCTTGCCGTGTTCTTGCAGATAATTGTGAGTGTCAATCTTGAATCCCCACACATACTTAGAGTTAACTTGGTTAACCCTGTAGTCGTCCATCTGACGCTTCATCGTATGGAATGGTGTCTTCACAGACAGCACAACAAACATAATACCCATGCTCATTTGCTCATGGTTCTCTTGCATATACGCATTGATAATTGGATTATGATTCTTGAACATTATTTTAACCCTCTCAAGAAATTAGAAATAACTTGGGACAGCAAATGCGCCGCCCCAATAAAGGCCAACAGGCCAAGCCACAGTACAAAGAACTCCATCAGTCTTGAAACTCCGGAGTGTCTATCCCTTCATATGCTTCCATGATCTGACGACAATGAGTGTGAAAGAACTCTTGCATTCTTGTCTCAAGATCACGAGCTTGATCATACGATAACTCACGCGCAACATGACGTATCGCCCAATAAGCACCACCAATCTTGCAACTCACGCGAGGCTCGAAAGTCTTCGGTTCGTTGTAAGCCACAGCATATTTATCAACGTCTTCAGGTCTTGTAATATCCTCAACAACTTCGCTGATGAACGCACCAAGTAATGTTTTAACTGTAATCATTTTGCAACCCTCCACAGGTTAACCAAGTTAACTTCACAGCCGGAATGCATACTGTCGCCCGACTGTGTAAGCACAGTATAACACAGCAGACCCAGTAAATCCGGCGTAAAAAAATTTATTTTAGACAAAGAAAAAGGGGCTTTCGCCCCTCTCTCGATTATGCCGCTTTCGGTGCGGCGGTCAGTTCCTTGAATGCTTTCTGGATATCGGCTTGGCTGTATCCCTCCTCGAATGCTTTCTCGATCAGTGCATTCATCTTCTCGCCGAGATCCCATTTCTTTGGTTGCGCCTCATCCCCTTCGGCTTCGCGGCAGAGTCCGGCCAGTGCGTTGATATTGGTGGCGCCCTTGAATTCTTGAACGACCATTGTCTTACCTTCGCCATTTCCCCATAGTTCGGGTTGCTCCTGTTGCTTTTTGCGGATGCCTAGTGCAAAATCTAGGATGCATTTTCTCGCTGATTTCAGCGCCTTGATGCTTTTCTTATCCCGTCCGGACGCGAGTAACATGGAATCAAAATCAGCGCAATAGGCCTTAATGATATCTTTGTCGAGGTTAACCGAGTTAACCATGTCAATCATGTTATCCACTTGCTTACCATCAGTAGAGTTTACAATCAACTCCACATCAGTATTCAAGAACTTCGCGTAAGACGCACCTTTCCCATCGAATTGAATCGCTTCGTTTTTAGTAGTCATGAGACCCTCCAGTCTATATATTTACTATTTAATTTATGATCATTTGTTATTGACCATATGTACATATTACCAGAGTCAGGGTAGATAGCAAGCAATTGTTAACCGAGTTAACCTTGTATATTTCTATCGATATGGCTGGGGTGATAGTTTAATACTATGGGGAGGCTATAGCGGGTACTTATCAGACCCTCACATTCAATAGTCTGGGGCAATGATTGCGTTATCTAGCAAGAACTATGCCAACTTTTCCATGCAAGAGGCGTGCCAACTATGGAGGGGCGGGGGAGGCGCACAACAGTACGTCGAATATAGTGTACCTGCTTAGACACAATAAAGGGTGAAATTAGGATTTAAATAAGAATGGTTCGCATTTGCGTAAAAGAGCTATAAGTATATTGTTATTAATAGTAAAAATCAATCGCGCACTGCGGAGAACAGTCTACTGAAACCCGCTGAGTAAAGGGAATCTGTACTGATCTTTAAAAAGAGCTTGACATTTACTAAAAAGTATGCTACAATATTAGCACTAAAGAGATACGCAAGAGACATATGCAAAAGAATTAATATTTAAAAGTAATAATCTCTTGCGATAAACTACATAGAGTACAGAATGACTGAGAATACTCAACCTAAAAAGCGTGGAAGACCCAAGAAGAGTCTTGTTGAATCCAAGAAGCCGGGCAATCGCGGTGTTAGAGGAAGACCTCCCGGCGATGCGGCGGCAATCAATGAGTTCAAAGCCCGATTGTTGTCCTCTCCACGGTCGCAAAAGGTACTCGATAGTATTATGAGTGCCGCATTAGACGATGAACACAAGAATCAAGCGGCGGCATGGAAGTTATTAATGGATCGTATGTTACCCGTTAGTTATTTCGAGAAAGATAAAAACAATATGGGGCGATCTGCTGTATCTATTACCATCACTGGTGTAGGTGGAGAAACTGTAATCACAAATGACGAGGATATAATTGATGTTACCCCCGAATCTGATTGATGTCATCAAGGAAGACCTTGTTAAACACGAAGGATACGTAACAGAAATCTATCTATGTTCTGAGAACTACCCTACCTTTGGGATTGGTCACATGGTTACGGAAAATGATATGGAACATACGTGGCCTGTTGGTACACCAGTGACTGATGAGCGTATCCTCCAAGTATTCCATGATGATTGTAACGCCGCTTGCGTAGATGCAAGTGCATTGTTCCTAAACTTTAGCTCACATCCTGAAGATGTACAGCGTGTGTTAGTGAACATGGCGTTTAATCTAGGGCGTTCACGCTTAGGTAAGTTTAAGAATATGATTACTGCTGTCAATGAGGGGAACTACTCCAAGGCCGCAGATGAGATGGTAGATTCAAAGTGGTATCGTCAGGTTAAACGCCGTGGCGAAGAACTCGTGGAGATAATGCGTGGCGTATAAAGTACAAGCAGGCGATACTCTAGGTAAGATCGCACAGAATCAAGGCGCAACTCTGGAACAGATCCTAGCATTGAACCCAGAGATTACAAACCCTAACATGATCCGTGCAGGTCAAGACATTCTCCTACCTGATACACCAGAGGATGAAGTTGTTTCCTTGGAATCAGAGTTTGATGCTCCTGCACCTGTAGAGCCACGTAACCTTGCTGAGGTTGTTCCTCCTGTGGAAGAAGAGTCTAGCATGGTAGACAGTATGTTTGGCGCAATAGGAGACATAGGAGCAGGATTAGTGAATATGTTAATCCCTTCTGCGCGTGCTGATGTATCTGAAGTTCCTGAAGAGAATGTTATTAAGGTTGGTGAGCCTCCTCCTGTAGAAGCTGTAGCAGACATCGCTGCATCTAAGAACCCTGCAAGTGTAGCCATGAAGTATCTTGGTATGTCAGAAGATGACAAGGAAGGAGCAGAAGCAATACGTGGATTCTTTGATAATGCTGTGGGTAACTGGCGTGCAGATATGACACCAGAACAGTTTGCAAAAGAAACTCCGTGGTGTGCGGCATTTGTTACACAGGTACTACGTGACTCAGGTGTCAACCCTCAAGAAGAACTAGGGCAAGACAGCTTTAATCAAATACGTGCCTCGTCCTATGCCAAAGCAGGCGTAGGGGTTTCTCCTGAGTTAGCTAAGCCCGGTGACATAATGGTTAAATTCCATGACGAAGCTACGCGAAAGAAATATAATACTGGACCTGCTCATGCGGGTATTGTTGTTAAAGTTGAAGGCGACACAGTATGGTACGTTGGTGGTAACACAGGCGATAAAGTTGAAGTATCTTCATATAGTTTGAAGGATAATGATATTCGGTTGCGTCGAGTTCGTGGTGCTTCAGATATTCCTCCAGAAAGTTTACCTTCAATTACTGAGCTACGTATTGGTAAAGCAGGTCGGAAGATTGCAGATGAGTTATCTAGTTTCTTTTCTGCAAGTGCCGCTTCTCCACAAGATCCAAATGTAAATATCAATGGAGCTTAATGTTGAGTTGCTTCCTTGGCAACAGGAAGTCTTTAACGATCCAACACGATTCAAGATTGTAGCGGCAGGGCGGCGTACTGGTAAGTCTCGTCTAGCCGCGTGGCAGTTGATTATCTATGGACTGCAAACAAACCGTGGTCATGTGTTTTATGTTGCTCCGACTCAGGGGCAGGCTCGTGACATTATGTGGTCTACTCTGCTAGAGTTAGCACATCCTGTTATTAAAACATCCCACATTAACAACTTGCAAATCACTCTTATTAACGGTTGCACTATCTCACTGAAGGGTGCTGACAGGCCAGAGACGATGCGTGGTGTATCCCTAAAGTTCCTTGTTATGGACGAATATGCGGATATGAAGCCTAGTGTGTGGGAACAGATCCTACGTCCTGCGCTTGCTGACCAGAAGGGTGAAGCCATGTTTATTGGTACACCGATGGGACGTAACCACTTCTATGAACTGTATCACTATGCAGAGTTAGGAGATGATGATAGCTACAAGGCGTGGCACTTTACATCATACGATAACCCATTGCTAGACCCTGAAGAGATTGACACAGCCAAGAAGTCAATGTCTAGCTATGCATTCCGTCAAGAGTTCCTTGCCTCGTTTGAAGCATCAGGCAGTGAAGTATTCAAAGAAAATTGGATACAGTTTGATGACGAAGAACCAGAACTTGGTGATTACTACATTGCAGTTGACTTAGCAGGTTTCGCAGATGTGGAATCGGCTACCAAGTCTAAGAATAAAAAACTTGACCAAACAGCAATTGCAATTGTTAAAGCAAGTGAGAACGGATGGTGGGTAGCGGATATTGTACATGGACGATGGGATATCAAAAAGACCGCCAAGAAAATATTCGATGCTGTAGAACATTATCAACCAGTTGCGGTTGGTATCGAAAAAGGGGCATTGAAGAATGCGGTACTGCCTTATCTTACAGACGTGATGAAGTCCAAACAAAGATTCTTCAGAGTGGAAGAGTTGACACACGGCAACAAGAAAAAAACTGATCGTGTTGTGTGGGCTTTGCAAGGACGTTTTGAACACGGACAGATAACATTAAACAAAGGCGACTGGACTGCTAACTTTCTTGATGAGTTGTTTCAGTTTCCCAATGCCCTAGTGCATGATGACTTAGTAGATGCTCTGGCATACATTGACCAGTTAGCAAAAGTGTCGTACTTCTACGATTATGAAGAAGACGACTTTGAAATTTTAGACCCTGTAGCAGGATATTAACATGGACTATGATCATAACCACGAAGACCCCACATCATTAGAAGGTTGGGTTATACACAAGTGCAACCAATGGCGTGACCACTTTGAGTCAAACTATCAAGAAAAGTTTGATGAGTATTATCGTCTATGGCGTGGCATCTGGGCTGAAGAAGATTCAATGCGTGCATCAGAGCGTTCACGTCTTATCTCTCCTGCATTACAACAAGCTGTTGAGTCTGCTGTTGCTGAAGTAGAAGAAGCAACCTTTGGGCGTGGTAAATGGTTTGACATCAAGGATGACTTTGCTGATGAGCAACCACAAGACATCCAAGTCTTACGTACTCAACTTGATGAGGATATGACTTTTGCTAAAGCTCGTAAGGCAATTGCAGAATGTTTAATTAACTCTGCTGTCTTTGGTACAGGAATTGGTGAAATCATTTTGGATGAAGTCAATGAGCTACGTCCTGCAACTCAACCAATCATGGACGGTGAGATGACAGCCGTAGGTGTGACAGAACAACCTCGTACTCTTGTTAAGCTACGTCCGGTTATGCCTCAGAACTTTTTGATTGATCCAGTTGCTACAAGTATTGAAGAAGCATTGGGTGTAGCAATTGATGAGTTTGTACCTTTACATCAAATTGAGATTGCTCAAGAAGCAGGCATCTATCGTGACGTTGACGTTGCTGTAGCGGCTCCTGATACAGACATTGAGCCTGATCAAGATCTAACAATTTACATGGATGATAAGGTTCGTCTAACAAAGTATTATGGTCTTGTTCCTCGTGAGTTATTTGAAGAAGCTCTGTATGATCCTGAAGGCGAAGACAAACCTACTGACGAAGAACTAGAAGAATACAGCGGATACATCGAAGCAATTGTTGTTATTGCTAATGGTGGTACTCTTCTTAAGATTGAAGCAAACCCATACATGATGCAGGATCGTCCTGTTATTGCTTTCCCTTGGGATGTAGTACCTAGTCGTTTCTGGGGGCGTGGTATTTGTGAGAAAGGCTACAACGCACAAAAAGCCCTTGACACCGAACTACGCGCACGTATTGATGCCTTGGCATTGACTGTACATCCAATGATGGCTGTAGACGCTTCTAGGCTCCCTCGTGGTGCTAAGCTAGAGGTACGTCCGGGCAAAGCAATCTTGACTAATGGTAACCCTTCAGAGATCCTTCAGCCATTTAATTTTGGTACGCTTGATCCTAATACCTTTAACCAAGCGGCTACCCTACAGCAGATGGTACAGCAAGCAACAGGTGCTATTGATGCCGCAGGGATTCCTGGGTCAATCAATGGAGACTCAACAGCGGCAGGTATTTCAATGTCACTGGGTGCTATTATTAAGCGGCACAAGCGTACATTGATTAACTTCCAAGACTCGTTCTTACTACCGTTTGTAACTAAAGCGGCTCATCGGTATATGCAATTCAGTCCTGAGTTGTATCCAATCAAAGACTTTAAGTTTGTTGCAAGCAGTTCACTTGGGATTATTGCTCGTGAATATGAAGTCACTCAGTTAGTTCAGTTACTACAAACTATGAGTCCTGAGTCTCCTATGTATCCAATGTTGATTGAATCAATTGTGGATAATATGAACTTAAGCAACCGTGAGCAAATCATTGAAGGATTGAAACAGGCTAACCAACCTGATCCTCAACAACAAGAAATGCAACAGATGCAAGTACAAATGGAAATGGCTCAGAAGGAAGAGACCATTAAAAATATCCAAGCACAAACTGCTGAGATTCAATCGCGTGTACAACAGAATGAGATTGAGTCGCAATTGCTTCCATTGGATGCAGAGACACGTCGTATTGCGGTACAGCTTAAGGCAGGCGGTAGTGATGACGTAGATAAAGAGTTTGAGCGTAGAGCTAAACTTGCAGAGCTTGTACTCAAAGAACGTGAGATTGCAAGTAAAGAAGACATAGTTGAACAACAAATGAGGAAATCTAATGGTAGTTACCAAGCGTGAGTTCCAAGAAATCATTGATCAAATGAATGGTATCTTGACAAAACTTGACAGCCGTATCAAAGACTTAGAAGATACTAAGACTCCTCGTAATACTAAGCCTGCAAAAAGTGTGCCAAAAGACTTGACAAATGAATAAAAGTATGGTATAATATTTGCTTATAAATTAGGAGAAACTCTTTGAGTCCTGAAGAACAAAAGTATTACGAAACTTATTTTGATCTGTTCATGACAGATGGTTGGAAACAATTCATCGAAGAGATCAACGAAATTCTTGATAGACATCGTATAGAAGATATTAAGAATGAAACACATTTAGCGTTTGTCAAAGGTGAACGCGATGCACTGTTCAGAGTGAGACGCTTTGAGACAGGTATCAAAACAGCTTATGACGTATTGCAGGGGCCGAAATAATGCTTAGGCGATACGATTATAAATGCACCGTATGTAACCATACAGAGGAAGACTGGGCTGACTCGTCAGACTGTGACTTCTCAACCTGTAAGGAATGCGGTGAAACATCAGTACGGATAATCTCTCCTGTCCGAACACATTTCGTTGGTCACGGTTGGCCGGATAAAGACGATAGGTGGGCTAAGGATCATGAGAGAGCCGCACGTAAATAACTTTCCATAATGCTACGGCACGGAGTTTAACAATATGGCACGTTTTATAGATGAGAGTCCCGAGTATCAACCAGAAGACGGGGAAGCACTCGCTAACTTAGAAGATGAAGAGACGCAGATTCCGGAAGAGGAACAACCTGCAGAACCTGAAGAGATTCAAGAAGCACAAGAAGAAAGCATTCCTGAGAAATATCAGGGTAAGGATATCAAAGATGTTGTCCGAATGCATCAAGAGGCTGAGAAACTTTTAGGTAAACAATCATCAGAAGTTGGTGAGTTACGTCAGATAGTTGATAATTTCGTAAAGACGCAACTTGAAGCCAATAGCCCACAAAAAGAAGAAGACGAAGAAGACGACATTGATTTCTTTGATGATCCAAAGAAAGCAGTAGAGCGAGCAATTGCGAAGCATCCTAAAATTAGGGAAGCAGAAGAAGTTACTCGCGCCATGAAGCAACAGGAGATCCTAAACAAACTCCAACGTAGCCATCCCGATTTCAATGAAATCATTCAGGATAGTAGGTTTGGAGAATGGGTAGCGGCTTCTAAGGTACGGACTGAATTGTACCAACGTGCAGACCAACGGTTTGACTTTGACAGTGCTGATGAACTTTTAAATACTTGGAAGGAACGTCAGAACTTAGTTAGTGAAACTGTTGAGATGCAAGAGGCTGACCGTAAGCGTCAGTTAAAATCTGCTTCTACTGGTACTGCTAAAGGGTCAGGCGAAAAGCCAAGTCGTAAAGTCTATCGTCGTGCTGATATTATTAAACTTATGCAAACAGACCCTAACAGATATCAAGAACTGGCGGCTGAGATTCGCCAAGCATATGCTGAGGGTCGAGTTAAATAGCTATTAGGAGATATTTACAATGGCAAACTTAACCCCCGCAAGTAACAATACCGTTACTTTAGCAAACGCGGCTACGTTCATTCCAGAACTGTGGTCAGATGAAATCATTGCGGCGTACAAGCAAAACCTCGTTCTTGCTAACCTCGTAAACAAAATGCCTATGACTGGTAAGAAAGGTGATACTCTTCACATTCCTAAGCCTGTCCGTGGCGCGGCCAATGCTAAGACAGCGGCTGACACTGTAACAATTCAACAGACTGCTAACACAGAAGTTATAATCACTATCGACAAGCACTACGAATACTCACGCTTGATCGAGGACATCACAGAAGTACAGGCGTTGGATTCACTCCGCCGTTTCTACACTGACGATGCAGGTTACGCTCTTGCTAAGCAAGTCGATGACGATCTGTTCGCAGAGTTGTTGAACGTGTCAAACGATGCAGGTACTGCTGATGGTGCTGATGCTACTCAGTCTCACTACCAGATCAACGGTGCATCTGATGTCTTGATTGACTACGATGACTCTACTGCTCTTGAAGCGTTCTCTGATGCGGCTTTCCGCAACATGATTCAACGGTTGGATGATGCTGATGTTCCTATGGAAGGTCGTGTATTGATTATCCCTCCTGTGATTCGCAACACTATCATGGGCATTGAGCGTTACGTGTCTTCTGACTTTGTCAACGGTCGTGGTGTTAACAACGGTCAGATTGGTCAGCTTTACGGTGTTGACGTTTACGTTACATCTAACGCTCCAACTGTCACTGGTACTACCACTTCTGGTCGTGTCATGACTATGATGCACAAGGACGCTTTCGTTCTTGCAGAGCAAATGGCTGTACGTTCACAGACTCAGTACAAGCAAGAGTTCCTTGCGAACTTGTTCACTGCTGA